CACCAGCACCAGCAGCAGCACCAGCAGCACCAGCAGCACCAGTAGCAACAGCAGCAGCAGCAGCAGCAGCAGCAGCACCAACAGCACCAGCAGCAGCAGCAGCAGCAGCAGCACCAGCAGCACCAAGAGCACCAGCAGCAGCACCAAGAGCAGCAGCAGCAGCAGCAGCAGCAGCAGCACCAAGAGCAGCAGCAGCAGCACCAAGAGCAGCAGCAGCAGCAGCAGCAGCACCACTACCAAATATACCAGAATATTATACACCTAATATTTGGCGTTTTTTACATGCAAATACTATTAGACACAATATTGATGTATTATCACCAATACAAAGACAAAATGAGATTTTAAGATTTGCACCTGCAATTACTATAGATAATCCACAAAATATATATCATTCTCCTGGTCATATTAATGCTGCTGCTGCTAAATTAGGACGTTATGGTATAGTAGTTTGGAATATGAGAATGGATCCATCTCAACAGGCTGTTCAATCTGCTGGTGTAGTAAATAAAGTTGCCCAATATAACACTCTACTAAAAGCAAACCCCAGATTTTCAACATCAAGACTTACTGCTGTTGTTCCACCAGAATATATAAGGGCAGTTGAAAGTGCAACTACAGCTATTGGAACTACCCAAGGTATTGGTGGATTATATTTTAATTTAAGAATAGTAGATATATTAGATAGACATGACCCTGCTTCAGTTATTTATAATAATTTAGCTAGGGTTGTTGCACCTATACCTGCTCCTACTATTCCATTTAATCCTCGTTATGATAGAGAAAAACTAGATATACTAAGAAAAGGACAAGACATAATTCAAAACAGAACCACTGCAGCTGGTGCAGCAGCAGTTGCACCAATTGAAATACCTATAGGTGGCGTTCTTCCTGGAGTTACTGGTGTTTACGATATGCATATATCAATGCATGGATCATATGAAGGTATAAGAGCTGAACATATTGCTGATATGTCTCATCTTAAATTTAGAATAAATAATCAAGACTTTAATTATCAGTTAAAATTTCAATTACAACATAATGGAACATCATATAAAATTAATATGGTGGGTAATTCTGCTACAGCAGCAGCAGGAGCTCCAGATTTAGATATAAGAAATTTGGCTGATTTAATAGCAGCAGATATTATAAGAGCACATGTTAATGTTGTTGATAGTCCAATTCATCAAAATAGTCTTCGGTGTGCATTTTATCAATTTTTCTTATGTTTTATTGACTATTTAAATATTTTAAGAACAAATCTAATAGGAGAAGTCATAAATGGTGCTCCTCCTGTTCAAAATGATACTTTATTTAATGCAGATATTTATGATGTGGTAGCACAACAAGCAGGTCATGATCTTTTATATAATAAATATATAAAATATAAGACTAAATATCTTGAATTATTAAAAAAAAAAAAATTAAACATGATTCATAACTAATTAAAATATTATAGAAGTATCATATACATACAAAAGCTAAAAAATTGAAAAATTCAGGACTTATTAATAATAATAAATAAGTATGTTGTCCAAGTATCTTATGAATAAAGTTCCAATTAATATACATAATCTATACATATATCTTAGTAATTTGTATAAATTAGGTATTATTCCCAATTTCAATGTTGATTTTAACAATGATTTAACCGAGATTAATTATGTTTTTGAATATAATGGTGATAAATGGGAAAGGAATGGAACTTCTACAATTATGTATAATATAAAAACCAAATTATGGACTAGTAGATTTAATACTACTACTACTAATAACAAATATATCATATTACAGAGTCTTAATATTGAGGAAATTCTAGAACAATCACTTAATTCATTTGATATTAAAAATATAGAATCTGTTAATAATAAAGAGCTTCATAATGTTAAATATTATAATTATTATGTATTTATTAATAATTTGATGAAAGAATATCAGACATCTCATTTTAATAAATATAAACAAATGAATGATAATTTACACGAACATCTTTGGGATAAAATATATAATAGTTATAAAATTAATATGAGTAATATCGAATTAAAATCTTTTTTGGCTAAATATATTGTATAAAACTATTTATAATGTTATTATTAGATATATATTATAATGAAAAGTTATCTTGTAAATAAATTATTTTATTCAACAAATTCTGATTTAGAAAACTATAATGTTATTAAAAAACAAAAAATAATATTATTAGGCGATGGATTCTTTGCACGTGGATTTTTACGTTATATAGATAATAATAAATATATTATTACTCAAATATACAGAGATGAATTTATAAATCCACAAGATATTATGTATTCATTACAACATAATAAAAATTATAAACCACTTCATTTAAGAGATTATTTTACAAAACCAGCTGATATTAAAATTCAAACAAATATTACTGAATTAGATATTTCTATAGCTAATAAAGTTAAAATAAATGATACTTTTTATAATTATAATTATTTAGTTATAGGATTAGGAGCTAATAAATCATTATATGAATGGAAAAATGAAATCAATAAAATTAATAATATTAATAGTAATATTATAAGTATTATTGGAATGGGACCTACTGGGATAGAATTAAGTTGTATATTATCTGAAACTAAAAAAATTAATTTATTTGATATGTTTTCCAAAGAAACTATATTTAAAAATAAAGAACATTTATTAAAAATATTAGAGAATAAAAATATAAAAATGATGTTTGAAACTAAATATAATTCAGATTATTCAAAAGATTTTATATTTTGTGGCGGAACCAAATCAAATAATTTAACTATTAATTATAAAACTAATAATTATTTACAAATTAATGAAAATATTTATATGGGCGGGGATAGTATCAATTATAATAAAACAGCTCAAGTAGCTTATCAACAAGGTATTTATGTTGCTAAACGATTAAATGGAGAAATTGATACAGAATTTAATTATAATCATAATGGATCATCTTTAAATATAGGAAATAAAAAAGTTTTAATTGAAAATCATAAAATAATACCTGATGGAATATACCCAGATATTATTATTAAAATATATTCATTATTTTGTATATAATTGAGTAAAATCATGAAGATCCCTATTACTAACCTTAGGTTTATTTTAGATATATATATCACTAAAAAAAATTGATTTAGATAGGTGCCAAGGCTTATAAATATTATTTAATAAAAATTGATTTAAATACTAATTGCACTAATATTTTCATATATTAATGCCTCCTAAACAAGTGAAAAAGTCGATCGAAACCAAGCCTGCGCCTATTAATATTGAATCTATTCAAAAAGAATGGGCTGATAATGTGAAAGAAATCATTAGTATTCGTGAAAAATTAAGTGTTCTTGAGAAACATAATGAAGAATTAGTTAAACAATTATGGGAAATTATGAATAAATCACCTACTAATTCTGAGGTGGTTATTAAAAAGGTTCATGATTCTGATGAAGAGACTGAAGAAAAACCAAAAATAGTTGAGAAACTGGTTGAGAAACCTGTTGAGAAACCTGTTGAGAAACCTGTTGAGAAACCTACTGAGAAATCTGCTGTTAAACCTAAAGTTGTTAAAAAGAAGGTTGAAAAGACAGAAGAAGATGATGATAAACCAGTCTCTAAGGTAGTGAAGAAGAAAGCAGAAGAAGATGATGATAAACCAGTATCTAAGGTTGTAAAGAAGAAAGCAGATGATGAAAAACCAAAAGCTACTAAGAAGGTAATTGAGAAACCAGAGATTGAGAAACCAGAGATTGAGAAGCCAGAAGAAAAAATTGTTGAGAAACCAACTAAGGGTGTTAAGAAAGTAATTCCGAAAGAAGAAGTTAAAGCTCCTGCTAAAGGTAAAATTGTTGCTCCTACTAAAGGAACACCTAAACAAGTTGTAGCTAAAGAAAAGGATTCTGAAAATATTGGAATTGAAGAAACATCAGATGATGATACAGATATTGATAGTCTCTCAAGTGTTTCATCTGAATCAGATGCTTCAGGCGGTGAAGATGATTAATTATAAATTCATTTATTAAAAATTAAAAATTCATTTATTAAAAAAATTCATTTATTAAAAATTGATAGGGCGTAATAATAAACCTACGGTTATTATTGACTTTCCCTATTAAAAGTTATTAAACAAACTTTCAAAGAAAGTTTGTTTATTAAAAATTGATATTGTAATTCTATTTAATATAAATATAATATATTAAATGGAACATACTGATAAAATAAAAGAATTATTAACCAAATATTGGAAAATTGATAATTTGAAAGAAAAGCAAACAGAAATTATTATGAATTATTTAAATGGTCATGATGTTGTTGGATTATTACCAACAGGTTATGGTAAATCATTATGTTATTTATTACCACCATTAATTACTGATAAAATTATGTTTATTATATCACCTTTAATTAGTTTAATGGAAGACCAAAAAGAAAAATTAGTTGAAATGGATATTCCAGTAGCTTGTTTACATGGTAATAATTTTAATAAAGATAAAGAAATTTTCAGTATAATTGATGGTAATATTAAAATAGTATATATGAGTCCTGAATATTTAATTAAAGGAGATGGTTTAGAATTAGCAACATCTTTAATGGAATTAAATAAATTAGGATATTTAGCAATTGATGAAAGTCATTGTATTAGTGCATGGGGTCATGATTTTCGTGATGATTATTTAAAAATTAATAGATTCAGAAAACATTTTCCGAATATTCCAATTATGGCAGTCACTGCAACAGCTACAATGCAAGTTGTTGAAGATATTATAAGTAATTTAAATATGAATAATCCAAAGATTACAGTTGCTAATTTTGATAGACCTAATATTTATCTTAAATGTATCGGTGTTAAGAATATATTATTAGAAAGTATAGAATCATGGATTGAAAAATATGATGGTCATAAACTTATTATTTATACTAATAAAAGAGAACAAACAACAGAACTATCAAAAGACATTAATAAAAAATATGGAAATATATCAAGTTATTATCATGCAGGAATGAGTAAAGGAATGAGAAATAAAATTCAAACAAAATTTAATAATGGAACATATAATATTATAGTTAGCACAGTTGCTTTTGGTATGGGTATTGATCAAACAGTAAGATGCGTTATTATATTTGGTTCACCTAATAGTATTGAAGAATATTATCAAATGATTGGAAGAGCTGGTCGAGATGGTGATGCAGCAGAGTCTGTATTATTATTCCAATATAGAAATATTGCAATTAGCACAAGTATTGCTAAAAAGAGCGGATTAGATAAAGAAATAATTGAATGTAAAGTTAGAGGTTTAAATAAAATTGCTAATTATTTTTATTTTCCAGGATGTCGGCGTAGATTTATCTTAGAATATTTTGGTCAAGTCCCTAAATTCTTTTGGTGTAATTATTGTGATAATTGTAGTGAAAATAAAATGATTGATTTGACTGATAAATTTGTTGAAGTAATTTTTAAGAAGAAAAAATACATTGATATTTTTACAACAAAAGAATTAGAATTATTAGAGAAAAATAATTTGATAATAAATAATGGAACTAATGGATCATATTATGAACCATTAATAACAATTAAAAATTGGAAAAAAATAATTGAATCAAATAAATATTTAGAAAAAAGTATTCCTAATAAATATTTAATTAAAATTAAAAAATAAATATTAGTTTATCGCTAAAATCTTTGGGTAATGTATTACCCAAATCTATTAAAGAAAGTTTAATAATATTAAATCTATTAAAGATAGTTAATATAATATATATTTTTATTTAAATCTATTAAAGACAGTTTAATAAATAAATATATATATTATATATTTATTTAAAGATTTATTTGTATAGTATAATAAAGAGCAAAAAGTTCCCAATTTGAGGAAACTTGCCAGGTTGGCCGAGCGGTTAAGGCGGTGGATTTAAGTCCCACTGAGCGTAAGCTCACGCAGGTTCGATCCCTGCACCTGGTATATAATTATTATGTTTCTTTATTTTGAAACATCATGCCTCATTAACTCAGCTGGTTAGAGTGCTGTGCTTATAACGCAGAAGTCGTGGGTTCGATCCCCACATGAGGTATTTTGGCAGTATCGCCACAGGGTTTCTGGCACTTGTTCTCCTATTACAAAACAAATGCATAAAAATAAAAATAATAGTTCCCAATATGAGGAAACTGCTCCGTAAGTGTTAAAGGTTGCATACTAGCCTTCCAAGCTAGGGGACCGGGATCGATACCCGGGCGGAGTATTAATAGTAGTGGTGAATATTCACCATTGCCCTATTGGCGCAATTGGATAGCGCACTCGCCTTCTAAGCGAGAGGTTGTGGGTTCGAGCCCCACATGGGGTACTTGATCATGATCAATATCAATATCAATATGAATATTAAAATTAATAATAAATTATTATTAATTTTAAACTGTTTCTATTTTTTATAAAAAAGAAATTATGGCTATGATTATGAAAGTTATAATAGATGAGATTAAAAAACCAATGTAATATTTTTTATATTTTTTATATTCTATACTATCTAAATGATTTAGATCCTTCTCTTTAGTAATTACTAACATAATTATTATTAATAGTATATTAATAATTCCTGTTAAAATACGTACATAATCATTAACAGTCTCTGTGTTTTTATGTATAGGTGATGTTTTAATTTCTATATATTTATATTTATTAAGTAAAAAATAACTTATTATAATAATAGATGAAATTATGTTAATTAATGCAAGAACACCGCTAACAATTGCTATATTTTTAAAATAATTACTACTTGGTGTATAAGGAGCTGTTTTTCTTTGATAAGGTATTGAAGATGTTGTTACATCCATATTTGTAGAACTTGTTGTTTCAGCCATATAATAATAAATAGAATATTTTATTTATTTTCTATTATTATTTTATGCATCTGAATCTCTATTATTTTCAGAATTATTTCTAATTAAGTTGCTAGTTATATCAAATGCAGATCCTTTTACATGTTGTGCTCCTTTAAAGAGAGTAGCTGCACGATTAGAAACTTCTAAATCATAAGCTGCTAAATTAGCAGAACTATATTTACTAAATATTATTATTAATATTACAAATACAGCACTTAATGCAATACTAGTATATATATTATATAAATAATGTTTTTTATGTTCTATTTTAGCTTTCCATTTTGATATAGAATATGCTTCTGGTTTATCATTAATTTTCTTTAATATTTCTTCATAACTATAATTAGCTTCATCTAAATATAAACCAGTCATAATAAGATTTGCAGGTATTAAGAATGCATAAAATATCATTATAAATATCATAATATTATCCAAGTTACGTTTATTAATAAATATATATATACTAATACATATTAAGATAAAACCTAATATATTTAATGATATAGTTGCTATCATTATATTTTTAGCATCAGTTTTATCAGATTCAAGAATTATATTAGTTGATGATGTATCATTAGGGGTACTAGATGATGTTTCAATTGGTGCACTAGATGATGTTTCAATTGGTGCACTAGATGAAGTATCATTAGGGGTACTAGATGATGTATCAATAGGAGCACTAGAGGATGTATCAATAGGAACACTAGATGATGTATCGGTCATATAATAAACTATAGATTAATTATAATTATTTTATAAATTAATATAATTATGATTATACAATCATTTAGTTTACAAGGTAAAAGAGATTCAAATGAAGACCAACATATTGGTATTATTAACTTAAATAATGATGATAAAACAATTAATCAAGTAAATTTTATAGGAGTATTTGATGGTCATGGTGGAAAATTAGTATCTAAATATTTAAAAAGTAATTTACCTAAATATATTTTAAAGAAAACGGATATAAATATTTATGATCAAAAATCAGCTATAACGTCTAGATTTTTCAGTAAATTATTTAATAAACTACAAGAAGGTTTAATTGAAGAGCATCCATCTGCATCTAAAAGATGTGGTTCAACTGCTTTATGTGGTATTATGTATAAAAATAAAAAAAATGTTAATTATGTTTGGATAGCCAATGTTGGAGATTCTCGTGCTGTTCTTTGTAATCATCTTAATAAAGCTATTCCATTATCAAAAGACCATAAGCCTCATCATGCTCCTGAAAAAAAAAGAATAGAAAGTATGGGTGGTAAAATTAAATTTGATGGTGTTGATTGGAGAGTTGGTGATTTATCATTATCAAGAGCATTAGGTGATTTAGATAATACACCTTATGTTACCCATAATCCTGAATTATTTAGATATAGATTAAATAAAAAAGATAAATATATTATATTTGCATGTGATGGATTATGGGATGTAGTTAGTAATGACGATGCTGTCAATTTTGTTAATTATCTTTTAGATAAACACTATATAGGTAATATATCTAAAAAATTAGCAGAATATGCAATTCAAAAAGGTTCTTTTGATAATGTAACTGTTAGTATTTTATTTATTTAATTAGGCATATGCTTCATATTTTGGAGAATTTGTAAAATTTTTACGTTTTATTTTTAATATACCATGTATATAAAGTAATACCATAATACAAATAATTATCATAATACTATTTATTATTGTTAAGGCACGATAGTAAGTTGGACCATTTTCATCTGGATCATTCTCGGCTTTCTTTTCTTCTTTACTAAAATGATATAAAACACCAGATATTATTGCAAAAACTGTAGATAAAATTAATACCCAAATAGCAGCACCATGAAAACTTATATAATGGTATCTTGGATTTTTACATATATTCTTTAAAGTATATGATAATAATGATATTGAAAAACCAAATACTGATAGAAGATTAATCAAACCTATTACTATTTTTGTTGCAAGATGATTAGCATTTTTTGTCATATAATATATATTAGATTTAATTATATCTTATATTACTTATTGATATTGCATTATATAATATAATATTTATACTAATTAATATACCATTTGTAATAGCAATATTACGATAAAAATCATGACTACTTTTTTCAGTATCATCTCTTTTACTTGCATAAAGAATAGCAATTGATATAATAGTAAATAGTCCATAAATAAATATACTATAGAAAGCAATACCTTTAACCTCCTTACTAAAAATACATATAGTTCGCATATATATACCTAAAATTACAATATATATTAAAAATACAATAAGATTTACAACACCATATGCAATTTTACTACCATTTTTATTAACAATATTCATATATAATAATCCAGATTATTTATTATATTAATTTAATTTTATAATTCAGAAGAAGTTTGTGTGTTTTTCTTGTCAGTTACTATTAATATAAATAGTATTATTATACTAATAATTAACATTGCAATATTAGCAAAAAATACATTTCTATATACAACTGGTCCGTCTGTTTTTTTCTCAGGATGGGCGTCGGCATTTTTTTTACTAACAGCCCATAAAATTCCTTGTATTATACTAAAGACTAAACCTAATATTATTCCATAAATTGAAGTATACATTAATGTATCTTTTAAGTTTTTTTTAGTATAATAATAAAAACTGACACCAACTACTGGAAAAATTCCAGTTATTATCATACCTACTGCTGAATTTCTATACATGTTATTACCATCATTATAATTTTCTAATGAATTTGTATTTACATTATTTGAATAACTAGTCATATAATATAATCTAGATAATATTATCTAGATTATAATTATATGGGTTATTTGCACTTATATCAATTTTAAATAGTAGTTTAAACTATTTTATTTGTTGTATCTTTTTTGTTTTTTTTGTCAGTTACTAATATTATATAAAACAAGGTTACAAAACTGCCAATAAGCATAATTATATTGGCAACAAGCATACCTGTATATATATAAGGTCCTATTGTTTTTTTATCTGGGTTTTCTGTAGCATCTTCTTTACTTATATTCATTATTATTGCAAATATCATAGTAAAGAAACCTCCTGCAGCTATTCCATACATTAAATAAGCTGTGTTATACTTTTTATTTATTTTATTACTTATATAATAAATTATAGGAAGTAATAAAATTTCTATAATACCCATAGTTAATAAACTATATATTGCTCCATTTTTATTTACATTTGATACTGTCTTTTCACTCATATAATATAATCTAGATAATATTATTTAGATTATATTATTTATACCATACTATCATTATATTCAATATTAATATATTTGATAGCTCTTGTTTTACCCCAAGTTATACTATCCATTCCTAATAAGAAAGACAAATAAATTTCAGCTGATGTAACTAATCCCTAATTATTGTTTGGTATAGTAACCTAACTCCGCTGTTTTAGTTTTCCAACTATCATCTATTCTTATAAGTACAGCTATAAAAATTATAACAAGAACTATGCTATTTATAATAGTTAATCCTAAATAATATTTAGGCCCTATTTCATTAGAATCATCTCCTGCATCCTTCTTACTTGTCTTATAAACTAAAGCCGTTGTTATTAAATATATAATACTCAGTATAAAAATAAAACCTACATTAAAATCTGATATATTTTTTTTTTTTACCAATAAAGTAATAAAATATCCAATAAAAGCTAAATTAAATGCACCTAAAAATCCTTTACTAACGTCACTATTTACACCCATATATAATATAATCTAGATAATATTATCTAGATTATAATATTTATTATTTATACCATACTATCATTATATTCTATATTTTTAAATTTAATAATATTTTTATTAATATTTTTAATAGCTCTAGTTTTACCCCAAGTTATACTATCCATTCCTAATAAGAAAGACAAATAAATTTCAGCTGATGTAACTATTCCCTAATTATTGTTTGGTATAGTAATCTAACTACGCTGCTTTAGTTTTCAAATATATTCTTATAAGTGTAGCTATAAAAATAATAATAAACAACAGGCTATTTATAATAGTTAATCCTAAATAATATAAAGGCCCTATTTCATAAGAATTATATCCTGCATCTTTTGCATCTTTTGCATCCTTCTTACTTGTCTTATAAACTAAAGCCGTTGTTATTAAATATATAATACTCAGTATAAAAATAAAACCAGCATTAAAATCTGATATATATTTATTTTTTTTTACCCATAAAGTAATTAAATATCCAATAAAAGCTAAATTAAATGCACCTAAAAATCCTTTACTAACTTTACTATTTACACCCATATATAATATAATCTAGATAATATTATCTAGATTATATAATTTATACCATACTATCATTATATTCTATATTTTTAAATTTAATAATATTTTTATTAATATTTTTAATAGCTCTAGTTTTACCCCAAGTTATACTATCCATTCCTAATAATGAATAAGCATATGTTAATAAAACAATAAAAAAACCCATAGTTATAAATATAATGTATGAACAATAAAAATACATAGCTTCTTTAAAATGCATTCTCTTAAAAAATATAGGTATTAATAAACCATAACCAAATGGAACAATCATAATAATTGATAAATATAACATTAATATATTTGGATGAATTATTATATTTTTAATAAATAATATAGTTGCTACAAATATAAATGGAACTACTGTAAATGTAAACACATTAACAAATGATGCTATTCTCTCAAATATATTAATATTTGGAGAAAATAGTAATAATAAATCATTTGTTATTGCTCCTAATGACCATCTTCTTCTTTGTGATAAAAATATTCTTAATGATTTTGGAATATTTGTATATGCAATGGCTGATAATGTTTGAACTGTTCTAGCATATGGATATATTGAATGCATTAAACAAACATGATTTCTATCTTCACTTGCTATACTTCTAATATGAGTAAATATATTATCAGTTTCTTTTGGACAATAATTAAATAATGTTAATATTTTTTCACCGCAATTTTCTTCACATACTTTTAATATTTGAACACATCCAGATAAACAATTTACTTTATGAGTTAAGTGTGATTGTGCTTGTCTTCTTAAACATTGTGCAAACATATATTCTGCATATTGATATAAATTATATGGATTAAATATAGATGATTTTTTCATATTAATATCTACATAACCAACACAACCAACATTATCTTTATGATTTTCAAGTGTCTTTATTAATTCATATGAACAATTATAATCAAATATGGTATCTGCGTCTATATTTATTATATAATCAATCTTATTATTAAATGATAGTTTAAATATAAGATTTGTTGATTTTATTAATGATGTTGATATTAAATCATGAATATTTTCAGATTGATTATATAAATAACATAATCTTCTAGCTAAAACAATAGAATCTCTTTTACCATAATTATTATGTTTAATTATTAAAATATAATCAAGATTATCAAATCTACCACAATATAAATCAATCTTATTTTCATATTCTTCTCTTGTTATATAATTATAAATAATTGGTTTATTTTTATTATTTAAAATACTCAATAAAATATTATCTGTTGATTTATTATTATTTTCTCCTATTGCTTTACCATCACAAATGATCATCATTGCTCTTTTATCAAATTTACCAACTTTTTGTTGGGACAATGATATAAACGTTTCTAATAATTCTGTTTCAGATTCATTATAACATGGAATAACATATAAATATTTCTTACTAATGTTGTCTCTTTTGATATCATAATTGATATCTTTATTACAAAAAGCTTTAAAAATTAATAAGACACTACTTATTGAATATATAATTGATGGAATACATAAAAATACAATAAATGCATACCATTTATGTTCATATAAAACAATAGTAGTTGATAATAAACAATTTATAATAAATAAATTAAATATTACCAAATATTTCTGATGTATTAAATTCATTATTAATATTAATATTAATATCTTTATATTATAATTTTAATATTAATATTTAATTTACTATATTTAATGGAATCCATTTATTGAATTGTTTTGAAAAACTACATAAACATTTTTTCTTTTCAATAATATTTTCACGACAATAATTAGAAACTTTTAAATTGGGTATATGAGCAATACCTAACTTGGACTCATTATCATAAACATAATAAACATCAGTAATATCAGTTGGTTCTAATTCAAGAACTTTTTTCATACAGTTATTTTCATAAGAATAAACTCTTGATGAAAGAAATTCTTTAATTTGAAAAATCATATTATAACTATCATTTGAAACAATTTTAATATTTTGAGTATTACTCTGAGGCGTTTTATTTTCAATAGATTTCTCTGTAAAAATATATGACACACCTGATTTAATAGGATAAAAGATTAATCCAATAATTTCTAATTCACAATTAGGAATAACATTCTTAACAATTTCGTCAAGCATATTGTATTTATATAATTTATTGATTTTTAACTTGAAATTATTACAATATTCTTTATGAAATTGATTTGCAATAATTGAATCCAAATAAATCATTTTTTCATTCATTTCCATATCAGTTGTATTATTTCCCATTAAATAATAACAATCTTTTACTAACATAATATCTTTAATTAATTTAGTATCAAATAATGAACCCATAAAGATGGATGATGATGCAAATATTTTAATTCTATACATAAATACTTTTTTAATATCAATTGATTTTCTATGATATGATAAATTCTTTTTATCAATAGCAATACAATATGATGATTCTTTATTTTTCTGAATACTATCTTTAAATTTATAGAATAATAAAAAATAATTAAAACCTTTAAAATTAGGAGATACATAATGTTCATTTGTTTTTAAAAAATTAAGTTGTTGAACATTCTCTAACATAGTATATCTATATTTTGATAACTCCATTATACTAAAAATATAATCTATGATCTTGATCTTCAAATCAAGATCATTAATTATAAACGCATCACTATTTCCGAATTTAACCATTAAGTATATTAATATTGTGTTTTTATATAAATATATCAATTTTTATTTGTGAGTTATAATTTACAAAGTAAATTATAACTTACCACAAATAACCTTTGATTGCGTTGACGTTTATAAAAAACTTTTTAAGTTTTTTAACGTCCAACGATATCAATTTTTCTAATAATTAAATCTTTGATTTAATTATTAGAAAGTTAATTTGGAGAGATATGAAATATATTATATTTCATATCGCCAAATCAATTTTTATTTTGGATATTATATTATATATTTATCTTTTAAAATTAAAATTGGTTTATATAAATTAGATGAATTACTATCATCAGTAATCATATATTTTTGACCAGTAATACTATTAATTTGATCTTTGCTAATATTATTTATAACTTTAGAAATAGAATTATTATATATATCATGAAAATTATTATTATTATATTCATCTTTTGATATAGATTTAGCATCAGTATGACGTAATAAATCATATGAATTTTTTGGATAATTAAAATCAAGAACTCCATCTACTACTTTTTTATAATCTAAATCATCTAATTCAATCTTCTTCTTCATTGATAATTCAACACCGTTATCTCTAATAAATTTAACATCTTCAAAAGCTGCATTTACATCTATTGTTTTATTAATAGGAACAATTGGTGCTTCTATTTTCATATCACTTTTTTCAAGTGGATATATATTATTTTTATCTTCAGGTTTTATTATTAATTCATTTTTTGGATCTAATTCATATTGATATTGATTAACTGGTGTTGGAAGAAATATATCAGATTCTCTATATTCAGATTTGAATGTTTCTTTTTTTTCTGTTTTTTCTGTTTTTTCTGTATTTTTTTGCATTGAAAACCAAAATAATCCACATACTAATAAAATAACAATTGTTAATATTATATATTTATCCATTATAATAATAATAGATATTATTATTATAATTATAATATTTATTTATTACGACATAATATAAAATTAATAATAGAATTAAAACAGGATTTAAATTTAGGTTGCATCATAACTAAATCAATAATACTTTTTGTCATTATTCTAAATTCTGAACTTTTATCTTCAGGTAAAACCTTAAAATGACATAATAAATACATTATAGTATCTTCAAGAACTTCGCCTAATGTATCAGCATTTAAATTAAATTTTTTTAAATTATTAGTGCAATAAACTACTAATACAACTATATCAGGTATATCTTTTTTATCAATCTTACCATCACATGTAATTGATTGTATTTTAGCTTCTATTATTTTTAAAAATGTAGGGTCATCTACTAACTTTTGAGCTGCTGGGTGTAATATTATTTCATCTTCCATTTATATATAAAACCTTAGGTTTTAATTTAATAAATAAAATATTGATTAATTTTTATTTAAGAAATATATTATATATAATTTAATGGAAGATTATATAGAGAATATTAATAAATCAAAGGATATATTTGAATTAATTAATCATTTTACAATAAATCAAATAGAAAAAATTATAATGTATGCATCTGATAAATATTATAATGAAGAGCCAGTTATAAGTGATGCTATATTTGATATGTTAAGAGATTTCTTACAATTAAAATCTCCTAATAGTCCTATATTAAAACAAATTGGATCTATGCCAAAAACTAAATCAAAGGATAAAGTTAAACTACCATATTATTTAGGTAGTATGGATAAAATTAAACCACCTTCTAATAAATTAGAAAGTTGGTGTTCTAAATTTGAACCACCTTATATTTTAACAGAAAAGTTAGACGGTGTATCTGCTTTATTGGTATATTCGCAAAATGCAAAATCAGAACCAAAAATTTCTCTATACACTAGAGGAACAGCTACTCATGGTATGGATATATCATTATTATTAAGGTATATATATGTACCTTCTTATGAGATTATTAATAAGTATTTAAAAAAATATAATATTGATTCTATTGCATTCAGAGGTGAATTAGTTATTAGTAAAAATAAATTTATTAAATGGGCAAAAACTATGAAGAATGCTCGTAATGCAGTTGCTGGATTAGTTAATAGTAAAACAATTAATCCAAAACTTGGGCATTCAACATCATTAGTAATTTATCAAATTGTTGATCCAATTTATCCAATGATTGATCAATTAAAAATTATAAAAGAAATTGGATTTAAAACTGTTCATAAAAAAATAGTTGATAAATTATCATTTCCACAATTATCTAAATATTTATTAAAACGGAGAGCTGAATCTAAATATGTTATAGATGGTATTATTATTACAAATAATGATATTCATCCAATTAATACAGATGGTAATCCTGATTATGCATGGGCATTTAAAGATGTTTTAGAAGATCAAAAAGCTATTTCTAAAGTTATTAATATTGAATGGAACACAACTAAAGATAACATTTTAATGCCTACTATTATTATTAATCCTGTTGATGTTGGCGGAGTAACCATTCAAAGAATTACAGGTAATAATGCTAAATTTATTGGTGATAATAATATTGGTATTGGTGCAGATGTTGAAATCATTCGTAGTAATGATGTTATACCTAAAATTGAAAGAGTTATTAAAGGTGTAAAAGTAGTTTATCCAGATGGTACATGGAATAGTTCTGGTGTTCATCTTATTAATAATAAAGAAAATGATGATATGAATATTAAGAATGTTTATTATTTCTTTTCAACAATTAATACAATGGGATTAGGAGAAAAGATAGTTGAAAAAATATATAATGCTGGTCATAAAACTATTATTGATTTTATGAAATTAAAAGTAGAAGATATAATAAAAATAGAAGGTTTCAAAAAGAAATCTGCTGAAAATATTATTAATTCAATTAAATTATCTACAACTAATATCCCATTATATCTATTAATGAAAGCTTCTAATAAATTAGGTAGAGGTATGGGTGCAGAAAGAGCAAAAGATGTTTTAGATAAATATCCTAATATTATAAGTGATTATAAAAAATATACAAAGGACCAATTAGTTAATATGCTAATGATTATTGATGGATGGGAAATGAAAACAAGTTCTACATTTGCAGATAATTTTCAAAACTTTATAGATTTTTATGAAGATATTAAAAAGTATATATCTATTGATACAACTATTGAGAAAAAGAAAGAAGGTGAATTATCTGGTATGAAGATTGTTATTAGTGGTTTTAGAGATGCTGATTTAGAAAAATTAATTACAAATAATGGTGGTGAAATATCATCAGGAGTTAGTAGAAATACTACTATTTTAATAATTAAAGATAAAAGTATTAGTGAAACTAGTAAAGTAACCAAAGCCAAAGAATTGGGAGTTAAAATATATACTGTTGATGAATTTTATGCAAAATATGATATTCATTATAATGATATTCATTAAGTATGAATTGTTGTTGGTTTTGGTGAATATATATACATAATTAATACTGCAAAATACATTATTGAAAATAAAATTAAAGTTTCTTTATTCATTAATAAATAATAGAAATATTTTTTATAAATATTGATATTTAATCTATTTAGAAATATAAATAGATTAAATTTAATGGATCTACATAAAAAAATTAAATTACCATTAGTTGAAAAATATAGACCTAAAGTTTTTAATGATTTATTATTTGATGATTTTATTAAAGAAAAATTTAAAAATATTATTAAAAGTGGTGAGATACCAAATATGATTATTACTGGAGAACCAAGCACAGGTAAAACATCAACTATATTATATTTAGCAACCAAAATATATAAAGAAAATTATTCTCAACATGTATTAGAATTAAATGCTTCTGATGATAGAGGATTATCTATGATACGTGAAACTATTTTACCATTCTGTAAAAAGAAAACATCTAATTATAAAATAATTATATTAGATGAAGCCGATAGTATTACTCCGAAAGCACAAAATCTTTTGAATAATATTATTTCTGAATTCAAAGAATCTACTAGATTTATTTTTATTTGCAATGAAGGATTTAAAATCAGTGAAACAATTCAATCTAGATGTATGATTATATATTTTCCAAGAATTTCTAAACAAAATCTTAAAAAGAAAATTGTTGAAATTTGTCAAAAAGAAAATATAGAATATACTGATGAAGGTATTAATAAATTATTATTCTGTTCAAATTTTGATATTAGACAGTGTATTAATAATTTAGAATGTATTTTATATAGTTATGAAAAATTATCAGAAGAAACAGTTGATTATATTATTGATATTCCAAAAATACATTTATTAAAAGAAATTATAAAAGAATGTTATAATAAAAATTTGTCTAAAGTTTTACAGATAACAAAAGAACTATATGACTCTGGATATAGTGCAAATGATATCATTTTAACATTTATGAAATATATTGAAAACAAAGATAATGAGATAGATTTTATAATTACTTGTCATGTAGAAGTATACAAAATACTAAGCCAAAGTTTTATTAAAATTAATCTAATTGATAATCTTGTTCAACTTTCAGCCTGTATTGTATCCATTTATAAAGTAATTAATAATTAGTTCTCATAAAACAACTTAACTCTGAACCGTTTAAAAATATGCTCAATATTTTTTGTAATATTATTATTTTTTAAATATTTCAAAATCTGAATTATTTTAGTATTATTATGAATACTAGTATTATTATTATTCTCACCTAAATATAATACTAATCCTTTACTAATATTACTCTTAAATAAAGATTTTTTTTTAATTAATTCATCAATTAATTCTAAACCAATATTTATATCTTTTGAAATGTAAAAATTTATAACTTCTTTGCAGAATAAATTTTTATTATTTATATTATCACATTCAACTTGTATGAATTCAATAACTTCATCTATTGATTTTAAAAAATCATATTCTTCAATAATATTATTAATTAATGTATTTATTTGATTATGATTACTAATAATATCAAGAGTCTCTTCAACTAATTCATTATTTATACTTTTTTCAAATAAGCTTTCTAATAAAATTTCTTCTCTGTTCATATTTTCACTATTGCATTTTTTAATGATATTTAAAATAGCTTCTCTATATTCACTTATATCAATTCCTGAAAACCAATTATAAATATCAATATATTTTAATTTATCATTATTTGATAATACAATATTTGATATAAACTTAATAATATCCTTATTAAAAAACTCATATTTAATTAATACTTTCATTAAAGTATAGCAAGCACAACGCTCTTCCTCTGTGCCAATACTAACTGTTAGTTTAATTAAATCAATAAACTCTTCAGGATATAAATTTAATCTTTTCTTTTCAATTATAAAAATTTTTAAAGCAAATTTTATATAATTTTCAACAAATTTAATATCTTTTAACATTTTATTAAATATTTCAGTCATTATAACATTATATTTCTCTTCAGTATCAACAAAGACATTACATAAATATTCACCAATTAATTCATTTATATTATTTTCTGATATTTTATTCATAATCATAATAATTTTGTTTTCATTTAAGTCTTTCTTGGCTTGAACTTTATTCGTTTTTATAGCGCTAACTTGTTTTTTCGCACATTTAATCACTTTTATATTAGATTTTGAAAATGTATCTAATATACTACTTATAATATTTTCACTTAAAAATACACATTTTGTATCATTTTTAAGTTTGTATAAATCAACTGAGTTCATCTTAGATTAATTTACAAAATAATCTTTATAACACATTTGGGTTTGAAATTATAACCAAAAGTTATAATTGCAAACCCAACACTATTATAATAATACATTTGATAACCTTTGGTTTAATATAGCAAATATAATTAACAAATTATCCATATATAATAATTTATTAATCATATTAAAAGTATAAAATTATTTATAATAATGGAAGTTAGTTTAGATGATAATTTAGTATGCATTTCTGCATTAATTGATAATTCAGGTTCAATGGCTAATTTAAATACAACTGAATTAGCACAAGGATTAAATAGAATGATTAAAGAACAATGTGAATCTAAAGAAGTTATTTTTTATGGAGCTTCTTTTAATGATATATTTAAAATATTTGCTGATGGAGTTAATGGAAAAGAAATTAATATAACAAAAAATAATATTGATCCAGATGGTATGACTGCATTAATTCCATCATTTGCTAGAATGATTAAATATACAGGTGAAAAATTATCTAAAATGACTAATCGTAAACCAGGTAAAGTTATTTTTATTTTATTATCAGATGGTGAACAAACAGTAGAGTTTCTTAGAAATAGAATTCCAGAAGATGAACCATTTGAACATAGTGACTCAAAGAAAAATTTAAAAAATTTAATTGAAGAACATACACAAATATGGAAATGGGACTTTTTATATCTTGGAACAAATTATGATTCATTACAAGCTGGTGCTGAAATTGGTATTTCACCAAAACAATGTATTAATTATCAATATACACCACAAGGTTCGCAACAAGTTATGAAAGCATGTTCATCTGCGATGAGTCGTATTACATCTAATAAATTCAATGGTTTTAATAACACAGAAAGAAGTCAAGCAATGAATGATAATAATATATAATATAATTATATATAATGGAAAATGGATTAATTAAAATGGAAGAAATATTTAATAAATATATGCCAAAAGGACCATATCAATTAAAACCAATATATATTTATGATTGGTTAATATTAGGAAATATAAATGATGCTCAAGTATTAAATACAGATGCTGTTTTATCTGTATTTAATGAATGTGATAAGTATAAGGATATATTTTCAAAGAAAACATGGTTATGTATAAATTCATTAGATAGTTCTGAACAAAATTTAGAAGCTCATTTTAATGAAGCTTTTGAATTTTTAGATAGAATGGAGAAAGAAAATAAGGTATGCATAATTCATTGTCATGCAGGTATAAATAGAAGCGCAACTATTGCACTTGCTTATTTTATGAAGAAAATGAATATTAAATTATATGATGCTTATGAACATTTATCATTATTAAGACCTGGTATTATATATAATATTAATTTTAGAAAACAATTAATTAATTATGCAAAAAATAATGATTTATTTTAATTCTCACAGTGAAGAATATATTACTCATATAGTATATTTATATAATAACCATATAGAATATATAAATATACTAAATAATAATAGATTTAATAAATGTGTGTATATTCTTTTTTTATGTGTTAAAATAAATATATATAAGGTACTATTATTAAATTTTAAATCTTTCATACTATATTTAAATATAAATGTATTTAAAACAGACATATCATTAGTAGATACTAATAATTCTTCATTATTAAAATATATTGATTTTGCATTTGTATAAACATTAAAATATATATTAAAATCATTATCAATTAATAAATCAGATATAATAATTTCAGTTAAATTATCACTTATATTATTATTATATAACCATGTATTCCACTCTACTTTTCCTTTTTGATTAATTTTCATCATAAATGAATTGTAATTTTTATTTTTATTTTCGTATTTTCTATTATTAACAATAATATATTCACTATCGGTTGTTCCACATAAATATAAATTAGATACACGATCTGTAACTATAGCATATGAAAATATATCTTTTGGACCTTCTATCCAATTAAACCATTCAACTTTATCATTATTAAATCTAATAATATATGCAGCTGATAAATCTATTGATAAATCTTTTATTCTTGGATAATTTATAGTATCTATTGTTAAATATTCAGAAAATGAATAACCATTTAAATAAACATAGTCATTTGAATCAATTATTACTTTAGAAACAGTATCCGTGTTATTTCCAGAAATCCATTTAAACCATTCAAGTTCTCCATCTTTAGATATTTTTGTTAAATAAACTGATTCATTATTATTTATTCTAGAAAATTCTTTATCATCTATTTTAAGAGAGGGTGAGGTAGATGATCCTGATACATATATATTATTTTTTGAGTCAACTGTTATAGTATATGCTGTATCATATCTTAAACCATCAATCCATTTAAACCATAATGTATCTCCATTCGGATTAAATTTAATAATATATCCTGCACAATCTACTCTACTAATATTAGTGCTAGCACTATTAGTAGTATTAGTAGTACTACTAGTTGTTGATTTTAATCCTCTAGTAGGAAGACTATCATTAATAGATGGAGATATAGATGCACCTACTACATATATATCATTAAGTGAATCTATTACAGTATTATAACCATATTCAATACTTGACCCATTAATCCATTTAACCCATGTTACATTACCTTCTTTATCAAATTTGATTAAAAAACCAGATGCAGATTCATCAGGTTTATTATATTGATTTGTATCAATTATAATATTAGAAGATGCTATACCAGTAATATAAGAATTATTATTAGTATCTATAGATACTGAATAAATTGATTGTAGATATATTCCATCAATAAATTTAAACCATTCTATTTTACCATTTTCATTTAATTTTGTAATGAAACCACCAGTATTTTCTGATGTTTTTTTATATTCTACTTCATTTATTTTAATAGTATTTGTATCAGATGTTCCAGATACATATATATTATTTTTAGTATCTTTTATAAATGAATAACTAATAATATCTCTATTACCTTCAAATAATGTTGACCAAGACATATAATATATAATATATTATATATAATATATTATTTATTATTTATTATTTATTGAAAACAATATTTAATCAAATCATCAAAATGTTCAATTAATTCTACTTTAAATGAATCATCTTCTGGTGATATATTATCATGTCTTAATATATTCAAATCATCTAAATTTTCTTTTGGAATTAATGCTAATTTAATACCAGCTAATTTGGCTCCTGATAATTTAGCATGTAATCCACCAATTATTTTAACATTCTTATATAAATCTATTTCACCAGTCATTGCTACTAAATTATTTATTTTTTTATTAGTTAATACAGAATATATAGCTAATGTCATTGCTGCACCAGCAGATGGACCATCTTTTTTAGTAGCTGCTTCTGGAGTATGAACTAATAATCCAAAATTCTTTTTATTATTTGCATCATCAATAATCTTCTGTTTTTCTTCATCAGATAACATATTATAAGCAATTCTTAATGCATACATTACTGATTCTTTCATAACTTCTCCTTGTTGTCCTGTTAATGTTAAATCTAACATTTTTTCTGATGGATATTTCATAACTTGAATTTGTGTTAATCCACCAACTCCAGTAGAGGTTGCATATAAACCATTTACTAACCCAACAGTTGGCTCAGTATGTGTTTTATTTATTCTCATTTTAGGCTTCATCTTAAATATTTCATCTACAAACTCTTTAGTGACATTATATGGTAAATAATTAATATTATGATTATCATAATTATGAATGTATTTAAGATTAATATCTCTAATAATCTCTACTATTTTTTCTTTAATCTTTCTAACTCCTGCTTCATTTGTATATGTTTCAATTAAATATTTAATAATTTCTTCTGAAAATATAATTTCATCTTTAGTAAAGCCAACATCTTTTACAATTTCAGGAATCATATAATTTGTAATTATATGAATTTTTTCTTGAATTGTATATGGTTTTGTTTCAATTATAGTAATACGGTCTCTTAAGATTGGATCCAATAAAGATGCATCATTAAATGAAAATACAATTAAAGCTTTTGATAAATCTAATGGAATACCACTAAAATATTTATCTTCAAAATTATCATTCTGTGTTGAATCAGTTAAATGGGTTAATACTGCAATAATTTCTTTTCCATATTCAGTATTACTTATCTTATCAATTTCATCTATAAATATAATTGGATTCATGCATTCAGTTGATATTAATATATCAACTATTCTTCCCCAACAAGAACCAACATAAGTATAATTATGACCAACTAAAGTTGAACCATTTACTGATCCACCTATTGGTAAAAATCCAAATGGTCTTGGTTTTCCATTATCATCAATTAAACATTTAGATAAACCATTTTTAGCTAAAGATGTTTTACCTGTTCCAGGTGGACCACATAATCCAATAACTGCTCCTTTAGTCTCTCCATTTAACCATTGAGCAAATAATCTTTCAAGTTGTAATTTAGCTTCTTTATGACCATAAACTACTTCATCTAATTTATTATGAACCATTTTTAAATAATTTGATTTTTCAATCATATAATTATTCCATTCTTGCTTAATATTATTATTATTAATATAATTATTATTATTAATATAATTTGTTATTTCATTACAAGAATATAAATTATTTCCTAATGTTTTAATTGTATTCTTCTTATAATTCATTAAATTATTTTCTTTATATATCCCAAATGGTATCTTCAGAAAACCATCTAACCAACTTTGTGCTTTATTATCTCCTTGAAAATTACCTTTCATTGATTTTAATTTTTCAATAGCTTTATCTTTTATACTATCAGAAAGTTTTAATAGATTAATTCTTCTCTCATAACTTAAATCACTCATATTATTCTTAATTAAATTCTCTTCATCTTTAGTTACATAGATTTCTGCCTCATCTAACTTTATTTTAAAAATAGATGGAATAGCATTATAAACATCTATTAAAATATCTTTCTTATCTTTCATTTTAAGAATATCATATAAAATATATGCCAACTTAATATCATTTTCATCACCACATAAAAATAATGTTAAAATTTCTAATTTTCTATATTTACTAGCTAAAAGAAATTCATTAATTAATTGACCAATTTGTTTTTCTTTTAATAAAGTATAATCAGTATATTTATTTTTAAATGCAGTAGCTACATCTTTTGGAGAATTAGTTAAAATATCTCTAATATTTAAAATTTTTAAATAATTATCTTTATTAGTTAAATCACTTACATTATCTCTTATTTGTTTATACTTGTAATGAATATAATTATTTGTTTTATATAATTCCATTGTATCATCCTTTGCAAAACCTTGAAAAACTAAATATCTATTATTACATAATTTTAAAACAATAATAAAACCATTCTTTTCTTCAATTAATGAATTATTATTAACATGTTCATTTTTAATATAAACAATATTTTCTTGATAATTAAATAATTTACTTAATTGTTCAACTTCAAAATTAACATTTCTATCCTTTAGTTTCTTTTTTTCTTTAATAATCAAATCAGAAAGACTTTTAATAAACATTGGAAATGCTGTAATATCACTAATAACAATAGATGATGTTTTCATATTTTCTTCAATTAATGGAACTATCGTTTCTTTTCCATAAATGACTCGCTTATTATTCGTAGAATTATTCGTAGAATTATTCGTAGAATTAGAATCATTAGAATCATTTGAATCATTGCTATCCCAACATGAAATACAATTAAATAATCTATTTAATAAATCAATTTGAGAAAGCTCAAAATATGTAAAATGAATATTATAATCTTTACCTAAAATTAATTTAAGTGATGATTTAATATCACTAGGAATAATATATTTAGAGACTTTTATTAAATCAATTAATAATTCATTTAATTCAATTTCTAAATTCTTAACAGTTATTTTTCTAGTATTTAAATAATCTTGTTTAAAAAAATCTGGATACTTTTTAAGCTTGTTCTTAATTTTGGTTAATTCATCATTAATATCTGAATATCCATAATTTAATCCATCAAATATTTTTAACTTGTGTAAGTTTATTAAATTATTTGACATATCAATTAATGTTTCCTTATAAAATGATACTATATTTGATAATTGTAATAATTGATTTCTCAATTCTCTAGAATTGGTAGTTGAATTCATATTAGACATAAATAATAATTATATTTTAAATAATAATATTACAACTTTATTTCTTAAAATGCTTACCAATATTTTTATACATATCATTATTTATTAATATATCTATTTTTAATCCATTATTTTTTAATGGTATGTTAATACTAAAAACAACTACTCTTTCACCTTTAGAATTATAATTAGGTTTCATAGAAAAAGAAGGCTTGGTATTTTTTTCTTTATTTTCTTTGTTTTCTTCTGAAGAATTATCGAATGATTCATCGAATGATTCTTCTAATGATTCTTCGAATGATTCTTCGAATGATTCTTTGAATGATTCATCGAATAATTCATCATTAATATTAGATTTAATAAAGTTTAATTTTTTTAATATATCCTCTGAAGAATAATCGTCTAAATAAAATTCTTTATTCATTATTATATTTTATAATTAAATTAATTAATTCATTTACGAGTTAATAAATTAATTAATTTAATTAAAAATTAGAAAACCAAGTAATCTTTTTAATTATCTTGCATAATCCTTTCCAAGACAGCAGGATCAAGAATGCGCATCAGTTTATTAATTATATAAGGATCATTGCAAAACTCTTTCATAATCCTTTCCAAGACAGCAGGATCAAGAATGCGTATCAGTTTATTAATTATATCAGGATCATTGCAAAACTCTTCCATACCACGAACCTTATATCCAAATAATGTAGGAGCATCATCCTCATAATCAGATTTAATGTTTAGAGCAGACTTTATTTCATTAATATCAATATACATATCTTGAGATTTATCACAAAGTTCATTATACATGAAATCTTTTTCTTTAATCTTAGTGTCTAGCTTTGATATTATGTTTTCAAGTTTGTTAATACATTCTTTTGATTTGGTAGTATCCGAAAGAGCCTGTGAAAGTTCAGTTTTAAATTTATAATGGGTCTTAACTAAATCAGCTTTGATTTTCCGAATTTTTTCTATTTTATCATTTAGTTCATCAAAAATCTGTGTTTTTTTAGCAAGTAAATCATGATTAATGTCAGTCATATATGTATTTTATGAATCAAGTATAAGGATATTTTATATCAATTTTTATGGGGCTACAAAAGTTTTACTTTTCTAGCCTATCCATAAACACGATTTGGAGAGTCAGAATTTCACTTTGTGAAATTCTTACGCCATATCAATTTTTATGGGGCTACAAAAGTTTTACTTTTCTAGCCTATCCATAAACACGATTTGGAGAGTCAGAATTTCACAAAGTGAAATTCTTACGCCAAATCAATTTTTATTAAATATATAGCTTTGCTAATTAAAATAGATATCCAAAATAAAAATTTAATTATTAGAAAAATTGATTATCGTGGGACGTTTTAAAAATAATCAAAGATTGTTTTTAAGATTACGTCCACGCCAATCAAAGGTTATTTGTGCAAGTTTTAATTTACTGTGTAAATTAAAACTCACAAATAAAAATTGATAGGGGGTAAGAAAAATTAATAAAGTTAATTTTTCTGACTTTCCCTATTAACTTTCTAATAATTAAATCAAAGATTTAATTATTAGAAAAATTGATTATTTTTATTAAAAAGAATAGAATTGTATATATTATAATGACAACACATATGAATAATCAACCTATTATAAATATTGGTATGCTTGGGAGTGTATCAGATGGCAAGTCAACTACTGTTCATAGTTTAACAGGTATTAAAACACAGCGTCATAGTGATGAGATGAAACGTAATATTACTATTAAGCCAGGATATGCTAATATGAAAATATATCAAACAGAAGATGATGAATATTCCACAGAAGAAACTAATAAATTAGTTCATCATGTATCATTTATTGATTGTCCTGGACATTATCAATTAATTGTAACTATGATGAGTTGTATTAAATTAATGGATGGTATTATTTTGGTAGTATCAGCTGCTGAAGATATTAGTAAGAAACCACAATTAATTCAGCATATTATGGCAATTAAAATGTCTGGTATCAAAAATGTTATTGTTCTATTAAATAAATTAGATTTAGTTAAGAAAACAGTCGCAATTGAACGGTATAAAAAATTGTGTGAAGAATTAAATAAATATCAAATTGAACCAAAAGCAATTATTCCTGTTTGTATGAATCATAAAATTGGAGTTCAAAATGTTCTTAAAAATATTATGATGTATATGGGACCTAATATTAATAGACAAAATGAAAATCCTATTTTTATGATATCACGATCATTTGATATTAATCGAGTAAATATTAAATACGATAATATTAATGGTGGTGTGATTGGAGGTAGTTTAATTGGAGGTAATTTTAAAATTGGCGATGAGATTGAAATCTTACCAGGTATTATTAGTAAGAAACCAACTGGTGAATTATATAATAAACCTCATTATACTAAAATTATTTCTCTTAAATCAGAAACAACTGAATTAGAATCAATTACATCTGGTGGATTAATTGGTATTGGAACTGATATTGATCCATTTTATTGTAAAAATGATAATATGATTGGTATGATTGCAGGACTGAAAGGAACTCTTCCACCAGTATATTATGAAATTACAATGATATATAATAATATTAAATTTGAGTCTGAAGACAGTGTTTATTATAAACATAAAAAGATGACAATTATTGTTGGAACAAATAATATTGATGGTGAAATTGATCAGTTTGATGATACTCATATTAAATTAAAATTAAATAAACCAGCATGTATTAGCAATGATAGTATTATTGTCTTATGCGATAGAACATCTGGTAATTTTCAAATTTGTAGTTATGGTTATTTAGAACCAAAAGAATATACATTTGAAACAACTAATGATGATGAACAAAAACCATTTGTTTCACAGATTGCACCAAATAATGATTCTGATGAATCTGATATTGATATAGACAATATTTAATACTTATTTTAATGAACAATTATATTAATAAAAATATATTATTAGATGAATTAGTAGAATTTGAAATAACATATAATACTGATTTATTAAATTTATTTGAAGAATTACAACAATCTATTGATTTTAAATACGATACTATTTTATTAAATAATTGTATAAATATTATTGATAATATGATTTATGAATCAAATGAATATTTAAAATCAATAACAAATAATGAATGTAAATTAGAATATGAAAATTATATTATATCAAAAAATATAAATAATTTATATAATGCAAAATATAAAATAATTAATTATCTTAATTTATTAAATGAACCTGATATTTTAACTGATTTAATTGATGGAATGAATCTTAATTAAAATCAATCATATTTAAACGATATGACAATCATATTTAAACGATATGACAATCATATTTAAACGATATGACAATCATATTTAAACGATATGACAATCATATTTAAACGATATGACAATCATATTTAAACGATATGACAATCATATTTAAACAATATGATTGTATTTTGCGATTTTGTGATTATTTCGACAATAATTATCATATAAACCTAAATATTTATCAATACAATCTGGATGAAAACATTCTTGGCACGGGCAATTTAATTTCTTTAAAACTTTATTATTATTTAATTCTTTATCACAAATCCAACAATAATAAGTAATATCATTATTAGTAGGAAAATATAAAAGGGATTTATTATTAATATAATTAGTAACAATTTGTTTAATTATATCAATCATATTGGATAGAGAAATATAGACCAAGTAAATAGATAAACATATTAAAAATAACACAATAACAATTGAGACTAAAGTTATACAAACTAAAGTTATAAAATATTGAGAAGGAGTCATAATAAAGCCATTATAATCATTCAACCAAAAATTAATACAAATATAATGAACAGCTGATATTATAATACTACAATTAGTATATAAAATATATTTTTTTATAGTTCTATTTGATGGATAATAATTAGGCATTAATATAAAGTTAATATTTGAATATTTATTTTTAATTTCAAAATAGAAATCTTTAAATATAATATAATTAATGCTTAATGAATTTAAGTATAAAAATAATGAAGCATAATTATAATCAATAAAAAATATAGAAATAAAGTTTACAAATGATAATAATATAACCATATCACTAGAATCATTAAGTTGCATTAATTATGAAACTATCGATAATATAAGGAATATTTATCAATTTTTCTAATAATTAAATAATGGTTTCTTTTAAAAGAAACCATTATTTAATAAAGTTAATAGGAAAAGTAAGAAACTTCACTAATAAAAATTGATTAATTAAAATTTAAAGAATTAATAATATAATAGATAATGGATTCTCCTCAATATATGCTTTCTCATTATATTAATGGTTTAACTAAGATAGATGATATTAATAAACACTTATTTCAAAATTTTAATATTATGACTAAAGATTTTCCAGAATTAGATATGACTATTTATTATAATAAATATGATAATAAACATAAGACTAGTATTGAAATGGCGACTCGTTCAGTTGTGCTTAATAGAACTACTCATAATGTTATTTGCTATACATGTCCAACACCTATTTATAATATGGATGCTGTTCAATATCTTTGGCGTAATCAAGATAAACCTCGTGAAACATATGTTTGTTATGAAGGTTCTCTAATTTCTGTATTCAATAATAATGATAAATGGCATGTTGCTTCTCGTAAGAATATTTATAATTCTGGGAATAATATTGGTGGTCAATATAAAATGTTTCTTGAAGTTCTTAAACAAGATAATTATGAATCAGTTGATGATTTCACAAATAAACTAGATAAAAACTATTCATATCATTTTGTCTTAATTCATCATGAGAACGATAATATTGTGAATTATGTTTCACAATTTGGTGAAAATTATAAAAAATTATGTGTTATTTTTGCTCGTGATATTAAAACTCAAAAGGAAGTTAAATTAGAAGATATGAATGCTTCATTTGTATCAGATAATATTTTCTTTCCAAAGAAGATTGAAGATAGTAAAGCTCAAGATTTTGTATCAAATATTACAAATACAAATATAATTAATCAACCAGAACATGAAGGAATTATTATTAAAATTAATAATAATATTTTAAAGCTTCAAAGTTCAGCATATCAATTTCATAAAGCAATTGGATCTGAAAAGAATATGTATCGTGGATTTTTAAGCTTATATCAGAATAATTCATTAAAGAACTTTTTTACAAATGATAATGCTAAATTTAAGAAGATTGTCAATCCTCTTAATCCAACAGAATCATTTGATACAGTTGGTATTATTGATGCTCTGTTTAAAGTTCTTACATCAGAATTATACCATTTATTCTATAGTTTATGGAATGATAAGGGTGGACATTTGAATAAAGAATTATATAATAAATTACCTAAAGAATATAAGGATATTTTATATCATATTAAGGGTATTTATCATGCTAATAAAACTAAACACATTGAAGGCGACGACGATCCTATTCTTAAATTAAAAGATGTTTATAATTTTATTAAATCAATTGATACTCATATTCTGGAACATTTTATTCGATGCCGTAAGCTAATGTTAAATTGGGTTCGTCTTGAGAAATCAACAACCATTGACATTTTCAACAAAACTCTTCATCATAGTGAAAAGGTATTCTATAAATTATCAGCAATTTACACAACAAAGTTGTTTCCAGAGATTATGCCTGATGATTTACCCAAGTTTGAAGATAAACTTGTTTAAAACTTGTTTAAAACTTGTTTAAAATAAATATAAGTTTCATTTAATTAATTTTTCATTATTATATTATATAATAATGAATAATTATATTGTTTATAAGGGAACGGGAGGATTAGTTCACCTTTTGGGAGGCTTAGTTTTTAGTATAAATTATTGTATTAAACATAATAATATATTAATAATAGATGTAATAAGCCATACTTGTTTTAAACATTATTTAAGTGATTTTTTTATTATAAAAAATACAAATTCTCTAATATATAGTGAAGATTATTCATTAGTAGAACCAAATATATATTTCGCTAAAAAATATAGTATAAATGATATAAAAAATTGTCCAAATGTTGAAATAGTTAAAGGGAAATTAACAGGTGATTATCATTTTTATAAATATCGTATTAGATATTCATTACATGCAACTGCATATAGACAAAGAATAACTATATATGCTGGTCCTGGCATAAATGACCATTTATCTATAATAAAATATATTAAGGTTAAGGATGAAATATTAAATAAAATTAAAGAATTTAGTGAAATAAATAATTATATAGGTGTTCATTTTAGAAATACAGATATTGGGAGTAATTTTAATGATTTTATAAATAATATTAAAAAATATAATTATAATAATATATATTTAGCAACAGATGATTCAACAGCATATGATAAATTTAAATTAGCTTTACCAAATCATACTATATATCAATATACTAAACCTATAGCAGCTAAAGGAGAACCAATTCATTATGCTGAGAATGATAAATATAAATTAATATTAAATATATTAATAGATATATATTTTTTATATAAAGCAGATGAATTTATTAATACTAAACAATCAACAGTATCTAAATTAATATTAACAATGAGAAAAGAAAAGAAATCAATATTTGATGAATAAAAAATAAAACATTATTTAATAAAAATTGATTAATGTCGGACGTTCAAAACAAAATCTTAAGATTTTGTTTTGATAAACGTCGACACAAATCAAAGGTTATTAGCAAAAGATAAAATTTATAAAATAAATTTTATCTCACTAATAAAAATTGATAGGGCGTAAGAATTTAACAAAGTTAAATTCTGACTTTCCCTATTAACTTTATTAAATAATGTTTTCAAAGAAAACATTATTTAATAAAAATTGATTAATTTTCATAAAAAGATTTATCATTTAATATTATAATGAGTAAAAATATTGAAATTAAACAACTTTCTTGGGATAAAGAATTAATGAGTAGTCGTTTAGAGTTTGAGATATCTGGTATATCTCATACTATTATTAATACATTTAGAAGAGTTATATTAAGTAGTATTCCAATTTATAGTTTTAATAATATTACTATTTCTGAAAATACTAGTGTTTTTAATAATAATTATATGAAACTTAGAATTAGTAATATGCCTGTTTATGGTATTCATTCTGATAATCCTATATTTGTTCCTGCTGAGAAAAAGATAGATGATAAAATTGTAGAGGAGAATGATTTGAATGATATTGATATTAATCCTCAAGATGATAAAATTAATAGTAGTAGTTTAAAATTATTAACAATGTATGTTGATTATTATAATAATACTGATGAAATTATAACAGTTGGAACTGATGATTGTAAATTTTATTATATTGAAAAACAAATCAAAACACCTTATCCTAAAAATATTCCAATTATTAAATTACAACCAAAACAAAAATTTAAAATGTCAGCTATTACTGAATTAGGTATTGAAGATAAGAATTCTATCTATTCACCAGTTAGTATTTTTTCATATAAACAATTATCAGATGATAAATTTATTCTAATGATTGAATCACGTGGACAAATAGATGAAAAAACAATTATTCAATATGCATATGATAATATTAAAATGATTCTTGATAATTTTATCGAATTAATTCCAGAAAAGAATGAACCTAGTGGTAAATTTCAAATGAATAATGCTGATCATACATTAGGTAATTTAATATCTGAAGGATTACAAACTCATAAAGATATTAAATTTGGTGGTTATAATTGTCCTCATTTACTTGATAAGAAAATTATAATTCATTATGAATTAAATGATTTAAATGAATCGAAGAAGAATCTTACTATTAAAGATATATTAACTGAAATTATTGAAGATTATCAAAAAGTCTTTCTTAAGATAAATAAATTAGTTCAAGAAAAGATTAAATAATTATATAAATAATGATACCATTAATATTACATCAAATTTGGTTTCAAGGAATTGATAATATAATAGAACCATACAAATCTTGTTTTATAAATACTATAATATTTTTAAAAAACACTAAATGGGAACATTATTTTTGGGATAAAGAAAGAATAGAAACATTTATTTTAGATAAATATCCACAATATTGGGATATTTATAATAATTGTCATATATTAGTTCAAAAATTAGATGTTGCTAGATATATTATATTATATCATTATGGTGGCTGTTATATGGATATGGATATGGAAATATTAAAAGATTTTAGAGAATTATTAAATGATAAAGATGAAATAGTTATAAGTAATACAAGACAATTTTATTATAATAATAGTATATTATTTAGTTCAATTAATAATAAATTTTGGTTAAATTTTTTAGATAGTATTGAAATTAATAAATTTAATTTTAATACCTTTCTAAATGTTCAATTTACAACTGGTCCTTTTAATTTTACTTATTTTATTAATAAAAATATAAATAATTATAAAATTAAAATTTTACCTTTTAAATATTTAGAACCATGTGATACTAAATATAATCATGATATTACAGAAGATGCGTATGTTATTAATTATTTTGGTAATTCATGGATGGATTCTTATATTAAATTTTTTATAAAAATATATAGTATGAGAAATGATTTTTTTTTAATAATGTTATTCTGTTTGATTATCATTTACATGTTGAAATCTTTTAGTAACAGGAATAAAACTAATATAAGTCTTGTTTAATTTATCATTATCTTTGAATGTTAATTTAACAAATATATTTTTATCTTCTTTTAATTTAATCATTATATGAGGTATTTCACCATCATTTTTAATAAATGTGCCTTTAAAATTATAATTATTATCACCCCATATTTCTATATCAATTACTAAATTTAGATAACTTTTAAAAGAATTTGTTGGTAAATTAATAGCTAGAAAATTATATATATGACATACTTTATTTTTCTTTCTATCTAATGTTTTTTCATCAAGAATTTCTTCAATCTCATTGACTTTTCTTTGAGTAAAAAAATAATCAATGTTATTTTCAATTGAATTAATATTGCTAATTTGGTTTAACCACTCAGATTGATATGACATTAATAATAATTATTATAAATCTTTAAACTTATAATTATAAAAATAAAAATTGATTTGGCGATATTAAAAACTTAGTTTTTCATATCTCTCCAAATTAACTTTATAAAACTAACCTTTGGTTAGTTTTATAAAAATTGATTAAATAATCATTTTTTATTATTAATATTAATATAATGATAATCTACACAGATGGTGCATGCAAAAATAATCAAAATAAATCTATAAGAAAAGGAGGATGCGGAGTATTCTTTAATAATAATATTAATAATATTAGTGTTAAATTAGATGGACCTAAAATAACAAATCAAGTAGCAGAATTAACAGCTTGTATTTTAGCAATTGAAGAATTAATTAATAAAAATATTAATAATAATATTAATAATATAATTATTAAAACTGATTCAATGTATACAATTAATTGTATTAATACATGGTTTGATGGATGGAAAAAAAGAGATTGGAGAAAAGCTGATGGTAAACCTGTTGATAATTTAGAATTAATTCAAAAACTTCATAATTATAAAACAACTTATAATGTAAAATTAGTTCATGTTAGAGCTCATAAAGCAGAACCACCTAAAGATGATCCAACTTATGATGATTGGTATGGAAATATGATGGCAGATAAATTAGCAAATGATGCATGCTTTATTTAGATTATTTATTATAATTCTTAGCCATTAGAAAATATGATAATCCTAAAGATATTGGTATATAATATCCATTCATATGAGTTATTAAATATATAAACAAAGTAATACAAGTTATAATTATAAAATATTGATAGTCTTTCATATGTGGAACTAATTCTGTATAATTATGTTTTTCTATATTTTGAATATTATCTAATAATAAATCTTTTTTTATCCAAATAGTTGATATAAACCAATTTTTATAATCATTATA